GACATATACGGATTAAAATTTGTATTTGCTAACTGACCAACTTGTATTTGATTAGGTGCTTGTGCCGATTGTACTGCGCCTACACTTTGCATTTGTTGCGCTTGCGCTAATCTTGCCGCTTCCATATCTTCTGGTGAAAAATTAGCTAACCTAGAATAAGTATCACCAGCTTGGTTTTGAAATTGTTGAGCTTTTGCAAAAATATTTTGTGTGTTTGGACCACCAATCATTTAAAAAAACCTCCCAAAAATACTACTTATTCCAGTTCCTCTTGGGTTTGTAACAGTTCTCGTTCCTCTGGCAACAGGAAACCTTGATCGCGTTACTGCTCCACTGGTTCTGGTTATTGGACCTCCCGATGCATCTTGTAGGGTTCTAGCATTAACTCTGTTTGGTAAACGTGAAACAAGTTGCGACAAAAGCCCACCAGTGCTTCTATTAGCTGGGTTCATATTACGTCTTTGTTGTTCTATTCGTTCTCTGTTTCTTCTGCTTCGCCTACGTCTGCGTCTGCGTCTATTGGCTTCATCTTCTTCTGGTGAAGTTTCTTCTTCTGGTGGCGTATAACCAAATGATCTTGTACCAAGCTCGCCAGTTACAGGGTCCATATAAAACGATCTTAAAAAATCATACTGCGCTGGGTTTCTTTCTGCAAATTCACTTTCCATAGCTTGTTGTAGTGGCAAACTTGTAGCAACTTGCATACCGCCGATGGTTGTTGTGGGTAATTGTGGTGCGTTTATTTCGCCAAGACCTAAAGAGCCAAGTAATGCATTAGAGCCAGCATATCGCGCTTGAGGTACCATTGCTTGGTATCTTGGTACGTTTACTGGGCCTGCAGAGTATTGTTGCAGCATTTGATTTAACAAAAAATCTCTTGCCCTTTTTGTTTCAGGATCAAGCTGACCTGTTTGATCAGGCGTTCCAAATAAAAAATCAAATACACCCATTATTTTTCTCCGTAATCTTTTTACATCTATACCACATTTTATTAATCTTTACACCCCTACACAAATTACCAAGAACTTAGCGCAACGCGCTTCCAAATTGCAGACGAACCGTTATGCGAACCAGTACAGATGTAAATATAATTTGTATCCCATGCTATCATACCAGCAACATCACCAGCAGTACCAACATTTGAAGGCGGCGTACTTTGTTTTGTTGCAACTTGTTTAAAAGCATTTGATGCTGAAACAACCACATAATTGTTTGACCTATCCCATAATAAAACACCATCTTCTGCCGCCGAAGAATACTGGTCTTTTGCATCAAGTTGGTTAAGTGCTTTTCCCAGAAATTTTCTAATATTTTCTGCCCATGCTTGTAAATCAGGCGTATATGGCGGCACCATTCTCATCGTTTACTTCCCTGTCTAGCATCAAGGCGCATAATGCCAACACGCCAATCGCTACTTGTATTTCCTTCTACGCGCATCCTGACTTGCCGACCTTGAAATCTAACAGATGTAGGGTTGCTCATACTAAACGAACCATGCTCTGTTTCTGGTGCATTTGGATAAAACCGTGTTTTAAATTTTGCAGAAACGTCTCCCTGTGTTTTTTCATCGGGAATAAGCTCAACAACATTCATTAAGTTATCGCCATTACCAAGTGCTATTGGACCTGTTTCAGCAAATGGTGTTGCAGAATCGTAAAGGTGACCAACTTCATGCTCATAAACTTTTCCGTTACTTGCTACAAATAATGGAAATCTAAAAACACCTTTGTCTACGCCAGCAGTTCTATCCATTATACCTGTTATCCAGATATTTTCTGCATAATCATAAGCAACATATCTATTACATTCTGTTGCGTCTTTACTTGGATAAAACCACCATATTTCGTTCCAAGAAGAATTTACAACAGCACTTACTTTGCTTTTTTGGTCAGTGTTCATGTCGGAAAAAACATAATCGCCAACTTCACAAGCAATTTCTTGTACCCGACCACCTGAGTAATTAAAAAACCCACGCGATCCCATCCAAAAAACGCCATTATCAACAGAAACGGCTGCTGCCGCACCAACAAGACCACACGATGTACCGACTCTTTCAAAGCCATATACAAACGGAGGCCCTTGATAAGTCATGGTATGAGCGTCTTCTGTTGTTAAAATTAAAGACTGACCTCGCGTTCTTAATCCTCGTAAAATCGTGCCGTTTGTTTGTATATTAATATCACCAGCTTGATTTGTTACCGCTGGTGTCCAGCTTGTATTATTTTCTTGATCTGACCATTGTACTTTTCGTGGATCACCACCAGCACCAAAACAGACCACAAAACGTTCTTCTGTAACCATAAAACCAGTATTATTTACTGGTGCGTTTGATACTGGTTGCGCTCTTGTTGATGAGTTTAATTGCCATTCATTTAACACACCGTCATTTGGTGAAAGTGCTAACAGATATTCGCCCCAGTTTTCCAGTGACCAAACTGTTGCTGGTAATATTTGGTCGCCATCTACCCTTGGAACACCATATGCCTCGCGTCCGTAGAGCGCACCTCCGTGACCAGAATTTATACCAGCATCTACAAGACCTTGTGTAAATGATGAAGGCGTTATTGTTATTCTGGTTCCACCAGCATTTATAGCATATAACTGAGCATCTGTACCTGCCGCAATGTATCGGTTGGCAGAATTGTCTTCCCAAGTAATAATTCTTCGTGCAATACCTTGAAGATCAACACTTTGCCGTTGCCTCCAGCCGCCTATTGGACGCAAAGCATCTTCATGCCAACGAACTAAATTTATATCACGCCACCTACCTTGTGACATTAAGTCAGTGCCGTTTCGATATTGTCCCTTTGGTATTTTTAATGGGATAAGGGGCATTTAAATATTCCCCTGTTACGGTTTTGTAGGCCAATCAGCATCGTTTAGGTTAGGCCAATTGTCATGGGTTGGCAAATCACGAAGGGCTTGGCGGTATGTTGTCATTTCGCTAGACATTGTTACGTCTGACAGTGCGTAAAAGTCTGTCTCTGCAAGCTTGCTGTCTCTAGTTGCTCTATGACCTGATGCTGTATTAGCATCTAGTGTAGCTTGATAAGCTTTCTCATGTTCTGCCTTAGTGGTTTTCTTGCCATCTTTATCAGTAGTATCAGCAAACATGTCCTTGGCTACATACTTTTCTACCCAGTTGCCTTTGCTGTCTTT